GGGAGGTAGATGAATAAGTGGACAAAGTGGGAAATCGCATACTGCGTAATCCTGCTTATATGCACCGCAATAAATGTCGTTATCTGCTTCAGCCGATAAGGGGGACTGCAATGAATAAGGAAGACCTCGAACTCGCACACCTCGTTCTGTGGCACGCAAAAATACTCCTCGACCATGGTGCGGCGAACACCGTAGCCAAGGAGCTGGAGGGAAGTGTGCTGCCGTACTCAAAGGCACTTGGCACGGCAGTTACGCTGTTGGAACAGAACGGTGCTACACCACCTCCGAAAAGCGTTCGGGATGCTCTTGAAAAGCCTTGCGAATCCGAATTCCGCAATCGGCACACAGAGGACTCCCAGAGCAATCCTCGCAGCCATTAGATGCAAGGATGTCAATGCCGCCATCGGACAGGCTGTACAGGTAGCATCTGCGAACGGCACCGGCATCGCGCAAGCATGGCGTATCGATTGCATAAACGGTTTTCATCGTCTCACCTCCTCTCCAATGAGAGGATACCACAAAGGAGGAACAAATGCCAAGAGAAAAGGAGAGCTACCGGGACAACCTCGAACGCTTGATGGACAGGTTCCCCGGCAAAGAAATCCTCTCATTCACAGAGGTTTCGCAGTACACAGGGATGGGCTACCGAGCGCTGATGGGCAGCGGTATCCCGCTTAAAAAGACAAAGGGGAAGCGCGGACAGTATTTTATCAGCCTGCCCAGCTTCGCAAGATGGTTAAGTTAAGGAGGAACAACATGGAAGCAACAACCAACACCTTTATCCGGTGGTTTAACTCGGATGAGATCGTACCCAGCAAGGACGGCCTTTACCTGTGCCAGACAAATCCGGGAAGATACGCTACCTTGCCATTCAGCACCAAGCATCAGATGTTCAATGTCAGCGAAGATAATGTGGAGACCGCTATCGAAGTCCAGTGGTGGGCATGCCTGCCGGAGCTCCCGCAAAAGGAGGTACAGGAAGATGAGTAAAAAGGAGTGGCTGCAGGAAGCCTTGGCCGTAGTCCTTGGAATTGGAGCCATATTCGCAGCAGCGGCTATCCTGCTGCTGGTGAGGTAAGGCTATGGAGCAGAACGAGAGGATAGCAGTTATCCGGGAGAAGTTCCCCGGTTACACCAAGCCGCTGGACAGTATGTGCAAAAAGCCGGAGTATTATGGCATCCGGCGTACTGCCGAAGCGGAAGCGCTGATTGAGGACAAGCCCGGCAGTAAGCGGGAAGCAAACTATAAGCTGTCTGTGCGTATTCCTTTAGGTTATGTGAATATGGCGGAGTTCCGTCAGCAGCTTATCGAAATGGGTTACTGCAACTTCACAGCATGGGTTCTGCGCTGTATCCGCCGCCAGCAGGAGGAATACAGGCATAGAAAAGCCCCCACCGGCTCCGCAAAAGCCGATGAGGGCAAAGGTATATTATGCACCACCAATATACAAGATTGTGGGAGGAATGTCAAGTTGAGAAACGGGGAGGTCGTGGAAGCATGAACCCATACGCTATCCCGGATAGGCCCATCCCGAGCTGGGTGGATAACTACGATGATAAGCCGCACATCTGCCCGGAGTGCGGCTGCGAGATCAACGAGACAATTTACATTAAGGACGGCATGGTCATTGGCTGCGAAAACTGTGTTAAGCGGTTTGACGCCAGCGATGCGGATGCTGACAGGTACTTTGAATAAGGAGGATAACATGGTTAAATTCAGACCGCTGCGAGCGGACGAGGTTGACCTGCGGGTTGACCGCTATACTTCGAGAGGGGCTGTTCTCCTATGCTACAAAGACGCACGATGTGACATGCGCATTCTGGACGAGACGGTGGGCGCCGAGAACTGGCAGCGGGAGCATTACGAATGCAAGGGCAACCTTTTCTGTCGGGTGGGAATCCGAATTGATCCGCAGCATGACGAATGGGCATGGAAAGCTGACTGCGGCACCGAAAGCTACACCGAAAAGGAAAAGGGCGAAAGCTCCGACAGCTTTAAGCGCGCCTGCTTTAATTGGGGGATCGGTCGCGAACTCTACACCAAAATCAACATTGTTGTCCCGATGAGGACGCAAAAGAACGCCAACGGAAAATATGAGCCTGCAGATAGCAATGACAAGTGGGCACGGTTCACGGTATCGGAGATGGAAGTAAACGGCGAACAGATTACATATCTGACGGTCGCGGACAAAAACGGCAACATCGTATTTAGTTTTGGTCAACCGGGCGATGCCGGAGAGGACATCACGGAAATCTGCGCTGACTGCGGGAAACCGATCGTCCCAATCACCAAAAGAGACGGGTCTACATGGTATGTCCGGGAGATTGTCCCATACACCGAGAAAATGTTCGGACGGCATTTGTGCGGTCCGTGTATGAAAGCCGCAAAGGAGGCCGAAAAGAGGAATGAAAACAAGGCTCCGGTTTGATTCTGCCGACTGGACAAGAGACCGGAACGGCTACGGCATCACCCTGTATACCAAAGATGCCGCAGCCGCCCAGGCTTTCCTTGATGAGATGAAGCCCGGCAAGATGTACGCCGCCGAACTAAAGGAGCACCACGAGCGCAGGAGCCTTTCGGCCAACTCGTACCTGTGGGCACTCCTTGATGATCTGGCCTTTACCCTCTCCACCCAGGCGGCCCCGCTGACTAAGGAGGAGCTGTACCGGAAGTACATTAAGGAGGTCGGCATCTGGAAGGATGTGCACAATATCGAGCCGGAAGCCGCCAAGACCGTCCGGACAGCGTGGGAAATGCTCGGTACTGGCTGGGTAACGGAACAGGTAGACTACGAGCCAGACGGTGACCATCTGGTGATCCGGCTGTACTACGGCAGCAGCACCTACAACACCAAACAGATGTCTCGGCTGCTGGATGCCGTCATCGCAGACTGCAAAGAGCAAGGAATAGATGTTGCCACTCCGGCCGAGCTGGCCTTGCTAAAGGAGGAATGGGGAAAATGAAAAACGAATGGGGCGTAGAGCTTGACCGAAACGGATACGCTCCGAGCATCGTACAGGCCGACACATCTAAGTGCTTTTTGTGCCAGCGCTCCGGCGTAAAGCTCGACCGGCACGAAATCTTCGGCAACGCCATGCGGGGCAAAAGCAAGCGCATGGGGCTTTGGGTGTCCCTGTGCCACACGCCGTGCCACCTGACACACGCACACGGCTGTGCAGAGGTGATGGACTGGCTGCACCGGCTGGGCGAGCAAGCCTGTATCGACAACTACGATTTCACGATCCCGATGTTCCGGGAGGAATTCTACACCAACTATTTGGAGGAAACAGAATGCTGAACAAAGCGATACTTAATGGGCGGCTGACCAAGGCCCCCGAACTGAAGCAGACCAACAGCGGCAAGAGCGTATGCGGCTTTACCATCGCCGTAGACCGCAGCCGTGACCGAGAAAAGACTGACTTCGTACCCATCGTAGCATGGGGCAAGACCGCCGAATTCGTGAACCAGTGGTTTGGCAAGGGCGACCTTATCACCATTGTAGGCCGCATCGAAGTTCGCACCTACGAGGACAAGAACGGCAATAAGCGCACAGCCACAGAGGTTATCGCAGAGGAAGCCCTTTTCGGTGGCAGCAAATCTACCGGCAAGGCAGAGGAAAAGCCCGCAGAGAGCGAGCAGGGCGGATTTGAAGAAGTCGAGGGCGGCCCTAACGACCTCCCATTCTGACGGGAGGTGAGGAGGAATGCCGAATAGATTGATAAAGGATAGCTTCCGCACAAGCGACAAGATAGCATCCTTAACGGATTTCGAGTTTCGGCTTTGGGTAAGTCTTATTGTTTCGGTAGATGATGCAGGGCGCGGAGATGCCCGCCCTGCAATCATCAAAGGCAACGCATTCCCGCTTCGGGAAAGGGTTACTGCAAAAGATATCAACGATGCGCTCCACGGTTTGGCGGCCAAAGGCTGCGTTTCCCTCTACGAGGTGGACGGGAAGCCCTACTTTTGGTTCCCGACTTGGGCCGATCATCAACGGATACGAGAATGCAAGCCCAAATATCCCGACCCGCCTAAAAACAGCAGCTTTACACCGTCTGCGGAAATCTGCGGCGATTTGCCGCAACTTGCGGCGGATTGCGGCGAGCTGCGGCCTGAATCCAATCCGAATCCGAATCCTAATCCGAATCCGAATCCAAGTACCCCCCATGCCCCCCAAGGGGGCCGGTTTGCCGAATTTTGGGCGCAATATCCCAAGAAAGTCGGCAAAGGCGCAGCGGAAAAGGCTTTTGAGCGCATCAAGCCGGATAAGCAGACCTTTGACCGCATGATGGATGCCATATCTGCACAGAAGCGAAGCCGCCAATGGACGGAGAACAACGGCCAGTACATCCCAAACCCTGCAACATGGCTGAACCAGCGCAGGTGGGAGGACGAGCTTCCGCAGGGGGAAACCGACAATGTTTTCCTGCAAATGCTGCGAGAGGAGGGAGAGAATGACCAGATCTGAAACACTTGCCGTCATGTCGATTTTGAAGGCCGCTTACCCTGCGTACTACCGGGACATGAAGCGGCAGGATGCCGAAGCGGTGGTAAATCTGTGGGCGGAGATGCTGGCAGACTACCCGGCTAACCTTGTGGCAGCGGCGGTTAAGTCCCACATTGCCAGCGACCGCAAGGGTTTCCCCCCGCATATTGGGGCTATTATCGCCAGCATCGGGGAAATCAGCAGACCGGCGGAACTCTCCGAGGGGGAAGCATGGGCGCTGATTGCAAAGGCCCTGCGGAACAGCAGCTACAACAGCGAGAAAGAGTTTGCAGCCCTGCCGGAGAACTTACAACGGTTGGTAGGTCACCCCTCCCAGCTGCGGGAATGGGCCAGCATGGACACCGGGACGGTGCAGAGCGTGGTGCAGTCCAACTTTATGCGCAGCTACCGGGCAAGGCAGGAGAGCGAGCGCAAAATGCAAGCCCTGCCTGCGGATGTCCGGGAAAAGCTGGTCGGTATGGCCGAGGTAAAGCAGCTGCCCAGCTATGACATAGCGCTGGCGGAGCGAATGATGGAGGAGAATGCGAAATGAGCCTTGATATTTGTCCAATGACGCTGAAGGAGGCAAATGCGTTTGTTGAGCAGCATCACAGGCATCATAAGCCTGTTGTTGGCCACAAGTTTTCCATCGGCTGCACTGACGGAGAAAAGATTGTCGGCGTTGCAATTGTCGGTAGACCGGTATCACGGCATCTTGATGATGGTTGGACGCTTGAGGTCAACAGGCTTTGCACGGATGGTGCAAAAAACGCCTGCTCTATGCTTTACGCTGCTTGCTGGAGAGCTGCGAGGGCAATGGGCTACAAAAAACTCGTAACATACATACTCGACACGGAAAGCGGGACGAGTCTGAAGGCAAGCGGATGGAAGTGCGTGGGTCAGGCTGGGGGCTTGCGCTGGACAGGGAAGAGAAGACCAGAGGTTGATCTTTGCCCAGCTCAAATGAAAATCCGATGGGAGATGGAGGAAAATGCGTGAAAATAACGATCCCCGAAATCCCGCCATCTCTGAACAAGTACGCCGGGCGGGCGAACGCCTGGGACTACCGAGCGGAAAAGCAGCGCTGGCTGCAGCTGTTTGTTGCATACTGCCCCAAGTGCAAACCAATGGGCAAGGCAGTGGTGACCATCACCTACTACTTCCCAACCAGGCACAGGCACGACCCCGATAACTACAACGGCAAGATGCTGATGGACGGGCTGGTGCACCGGGGAGTAATCGCCGATGATAGCTTTGACCATGTCGAGCTGCGGCTGCGTGGGGCATATGACCCCAAAAACCAAAGAACAGAAATTGACATAGAGGAGGTAACGGATGAAAGTACTTGAATTGTTTGCTGGAACGCGGAGTATAGGGAAAGCGTTTGAAAACAGAGGGCATCAAGTGTTTTCTGTGGAATGGGATAAGAATTTTGAAAACATCGATCTTTATGCAGATATCTTAACAGTCACGACGGATGAAATTCTGAATCGTTTTGGACGCCCGGATGTGATTTGGGCAAGTCCGGACTGTTCCACATTCAGCATTGCCGCTATAAGCCATCACCGGAGAAAAAATCCTGTAACAGGAAACCTTGACCCTGTTAGTGACTATGCAAAATTTTGCGATATGGTAGATCAGCATGTATTACAACTAATCAAGGACCTTAAGCCAAGGTTTTGGTTCATCGAAAATCCAAGGGGCGGGATGCGGAAGATGTCATGGATGCAAGGTTTTCCGAGGTACACTGTTACATATTGCCAATACGGGGATACACGAATGAAGCCAACGGATATTTGGACGAACCACCCGGAGCCTAAGTTCAAGCCAATGTGCAAGAATGGTGACCCTTGCCACGAAAGAGCTCCCCGTTCTGCAACTATTCGGGCGATGAAGGCCAAGGGGATTGAAATGGAGGTTGGAGGGACACAGTACGGATTAAAGAATAGCCGTGAAAGAAGCATAATTCCTAAAGCACTGTGCCAGCACATAGTGGATATTTGCGAAGAAGGACTATCAAAGGAGGTACCCTGATGGGGCAGAAGGATGTAGAGCGGGAGAAGCCGCTTTTTGAGGGACAAAGTGCCGAGGAATTTATCAAGCGCTGGAACGCTGTTACCAAAGCCATAAAAATGCGCGCAGAGATGGCCGAGCAGGAAAAGGTGGTGAGTTATGATGTCATACGATAAGGCCACTCCTGCCGCCAAAATCGGCTGTTCTAATTCAAACGACCCGGAGCTCCTGGAGCAGTTGGTGCGGGAGGGCAAGACCAACAGGGAGATTGCCTTAATTCTTGATCTTGATTACGGCTCTGTGGCATCGATCTTGTATCGCTATGGAATCAAGAGAGACCCCAACCGGCCCTGCAAGAGATGCGGAGGGCCGATAGGCAGCACCAACACCCGGCAGCTGTATTGCAAGGAGTGCCAAAAGGCCATGGACAGCATCCGGGCCCGAAAAAGCAGTATGAAAAAAGCCAAGCCGAAGAAATGCGAATACTGCGGGAAGGACTATTTCGGCCAGCCGGGACAAAAGTACTGCTCCAAACAATGCTACAAGGATGCAGCGGCATCCGGTAAGTATAAGCGCCCCAAGAATTGGATAAAGCGCCGGGATGGAAAAATCGACATCGAGATAAGGATATGCGGCAAAACCACGGAGCGACGGGAGAGCGTTGACTACTACGAAGCCCGGGGGATTTGGCACCGTGGCTGGATAGGTCAGGGCTATGCCGCCTTAGTAACGGTAGATGGCCACAGGCTGGAGACCCTGCCGCAAATAAAAACATTCTTCGGATTTAGGAGGGATTCGCTATGAGGAACTGGACGGCAGCGGCAGTTACGATAATCTTAGCTGCTTTCTGCATAATGGTTCTATCGGCTATTTCGGCCGAAAGGTGGAATCATTTGGATGAAGTTGCCCAGGCGGAGATCACCGCAGAGGAACAGGAACGCCTGGAGCAGGCAGCCTACTACAAAGGCTGGAAGGACGGAAAGAATTATTATCTTGAGAATTTTGGAGGGATAAACTGATGGAACCTTTAATTAACCCGTGGGTATTTTATTTATTTGATGTTGTAGATGCAATAAAAACTATTGGGATTGTCCTTGCGTTTATCAGCAGTTTAACGCTTTTGATTAGTTTTGCAGTAGGTGAAGATGGGATTGCATTTGTTTCTTTTATCGTATTAATTGTATCGTTGTTAGTTGCTATTTTCGTACCATCGTCTGACACTTTAATGAAGATGACGATAGCAAAGAATGTGACCTACGATGCAGTAGACGCTGCAAAAGATGTGGTAACCCAAGTTTACAACGACATTTTGGCACTGTTCCAAAAGTAAAAGGAGGGATAACATGGATGCAGTAAAGTTTATCGAGGAACGCAACAGAATGTGCAAGAGTTTTGGCCCTAAATGTAAAGGGTGTCCTGCTTCTAACGCTTACGAGGATGAGCTATGGGGTTGCGCAGTTGCTCAAGAATCAACGCTGGACGCTACGGATCAGATTGCTATGGTCGAGGGATGGTCTGCTGCACATCCACGCAAGACGAGGCAGAGCGTGTTTATGGAGCAATATCCTGATGCAAGGTGCTCAGAAAATGGTGTATTGGCAATTTGTCCGACTGTACTTTCTTCTGCTTATAGATGTAGTGATGGAAGATGTGCGAATCCAAAAAAGCGGTGTGAAGACTGCCGCCGCGAGTTTTGGATGCAGGAGGTAGAGTGATGGAACGACTGACATACCGGCTTAAAACGGGAGAAGTTCTTATGGCAACAGAATACGAAGAAAAGTACACAAAGGATGAGTGGATTGTCATGCTCCAATGCCGCCTTGCCGCCTACGAGGACACGGGACTGACGCCGGAGGAAATTAACGATTTGGCGAGTGTGCGGGAAATATCGCCGGAAGCAGAATACGCCATCAACAAGCACGCCGACAATATCATTGAGCGGCTCGACAAGTTGCTCGCGCAGACAGATGACGATGCTCGCCTGCGGGAGCTGGCCGAGGCAGACAAGGACGGTCGGCTGGTGGTGCTGCCGTGTAAAACAGTGTTTGAATTGACATGGGACGCTGGGCCTGACTGCGATCTGGTTTGCCCGGTGTCCATTGACGGTAACGGCTGCTGCGATTTCTGCGATAAGAGCAAACTGTTTGCCTACGAGAGACCGTGCTGTCAGGAACATATTGAGCGACTTGGCAAGACCGTATTTCTGACCCGCGAGGAGGCGGAGAAGGCATTGGAGGCGATGAAGGATGACTGAATTGAAACGCTGCCCTGAGTGCGGTGGAGTTGCAACCGTTATCCATATGTACGATACCTACGATAGAGCAGACTTTGGGTGGAGTGCCGGTTGTGGGAGATATAGGGCTGGTGATGGCCTACACACAAAGGAGATGAAAGTGTCTGGGCTGCCCAGCAAAGAAAAAGCAATCGAAGCATGGAACAGGATGGCTGACAATGGCTGAATACATTTAAGTTGAAAGGAGAAAATTCATGAAGTGTCCGTTTATGACCATTCGCAAAGTGCGTCACGTTGTTTATGCCACCACCAATTATGCTGCCAAACAAAATGCATCAGACTACGATGAAACCACGGAATTTGCGGAATGCCTTGGCACAGAATGTCCACACTGGGGGACTATAGGAAGCAGTATATACGGCGAAATAAAGGGGTGCCGAAAAGCAGAAAGGGAGTGTAGCGATGGCTGATTATAAAGCTTGGCTGGTCCGGGAAAAGAACGAATTTGCGGCAACTGTGGTTTTTGCGGAAACAAGGGGCAAGGCAAAATCTATAGCTATGCATACCGAAACGTGTGAAAATGTTGATTTCGTGGACATTGAGGTGCGCAGACTGAAATATGCCGATAAGTATTACAAGCCGGGCAAGCGAGAACTTGATTGGTATAATTCCGCCGATAGAATTGCAATGGTAAAGGATTGCGGTTTCACCTGCATTCCAGATGCTCACTGTGCGGAGGAATGCGCCGATTGCCCAGCAAAAGAGGTTTGCGACGATTTCATTGAAATGGAGGGTTATGATGGCTAAACACATAGACCGGGAAGCGTTTAAGAAAAGCGTTGAGGAGCGTCATTGTAAGCCGTGCAAGGCGGAGGGAAAAGACCACAACGGGTGCTGGTGTCGTGCCTGTTGGGTTGACGATATGCTCGATGAGGTAGATTGTTTCCAGCCCGCTGATGTTGCCCCGGTGGTGCATGGACGGTGGGAATACGATCTTCCAACTATCAACACTTATGGTCAATTAAGGTGCTCGATTTGTAATTGGTGGACACTTGACCCGTCTGTTGATCGTTCGTATAGCTATTGTCCCAACTGCGGTGCAAAGATGGACGAAAAGGAGGCTGTCTATGATTAAGCCATACATCAAAAGTGAAACGGCGGTGGATATTATCTGTAGTATATGCGACAGAATGTATCCGGGAATGGACTGTGAGCCTGCCGACTGTGAGTGGATGAAGATGCTGGCGGAGGAAGCTGTAGATGCAGTGCAGGTGGTCAGATGCAAGGACTGCGAATACAGCTACGATGAAATAAGCTATCTGTGCTGTTCCCACGGTGTTTGCGTTGATTGCGAAGTGCCGCCGAACTTCTCCTGCGCATACGGAAAAAGGCGGGCGGAAAAGGAACCGCCGGAGGGGGGAGAAACATGATTGACTACAAGCGCATCTGCATTGACGAGCTGAAGTGCCATAGCTATAAGCTCCGGTCGTTGGAAAGCCTGCCGGAAGAAATCCGCCGCTACAATGAGCAGATGGACGGCATCCGGTCCGCTACCAGCGATGCTACACCAGTAAAGGGCGGTGGCTGCGGCCGGGAAGATCATTTGATTAACGCAATCTCCCGCCGGGATGCGCTCTCGGCAAACCTTGCGGTAGTCAAGTGGCAGACCTCCCAGGTTGAGAAAGGACTGGCCTGCCTGACGGGAAAGCAGCGGCGCATCCTTGAGTTGTTCTACATCCGCCGGGAATATGGCTACATACAGAGACTTTGCCAGGAGTTCAATGAGAGTGAACGAGAGGTGTACCGGGATAAGGACGAAGCGCTGATGAGATATGCCCTTTGCCGGTATGGGTTGACGGAGCTGTAAAGATGGCAGAAACATGGCAGAAATAAGATGCATACACAGTGTATACTGATAGTGTGGTAAAACACAGACTTCCCTTGACATTCCTCCTGGTGGGGAGCCGGGCCCCTAATCCCGGCGATCTGCTCCCGTAGCTCAATGGTAGAGCGGCTGCCTTGTAAGCAGCGAGTTATAGGTTCAAGCCCTATCGGGTGCTCCACCTTCATGTTTTATTTCCTTTTTACGGGGCCGCCGATGCCCCGTTATCCCATCGGCCGAAGATACATGACCTTCGTAAAAAAGGTGCCGCGCTGGCAGGCCGCAAGTTCGCAATAGTCTGCCTTACAAAAAGCAGCCAGAGAGTACCGAAAGGCGCTCTCTTTCTTTATGCCATAAAGGAGGGGATACCTCTGGATTTAATAGTCCGCAAAATCCCGCAGAGCGACACCATCAAGGTATATCCGGTATCTGATGTGCATTTGGGCAGCATCCTACATGATAAAGAGGGCTGGCAAGCATTCTGCCGCCGGGTAGAGCGGGAGGATGCTTATCTCATCCTTGGCGGCGATCTCATCAACAACAATACCCGGAACGCGGTGGGAAGCCCCTTTGAGGATTATATCCGCCCGCGGGAGCAGAAAAAGATGATGGTGGAAATGCTAACGCCCATCAAGGATAAGATACTCTGCGCGGTATCCGGTAACCACGAAGCGAGGACAGCCAGGGACACCGACCAAGACATTATGGGCGATATCATGTGCAAGCTGGACATGGAGGACTACTACGCCGAGGACATAGCATTCCTCAAATTGGAGATTGGGCGCAGGGTAACAAGAGATATCCCTATCACCAGCTATACGATGGCTGTTACCCATGGCTCCGGCGGCGGCATTTACACCGGTGCAACGGTCAACCGCAATGAGCGCTTCGGCTACACCATAGAGGGCATTGACGCTCTGATTGTTGGCCACACCCACAAAGGCACCATCAGTAAGCCCAAAAAGATCGTGGTGGACAGTAACAACAATGTTATCCGTACCAAGCAGCTGGTAGTGGTTAGCTGTACCGCATGGCAGCAGTACGGAGGATACGCAGCCAGGAAGATGCTGCTGCCCAGCAGCGAGAGCGACCATGAGCAGCCGCAGACGCTCCTGCTGTGCGGGAACAAGACAGGCACTAAGCGGATAACCACGGTTTGGTAACAATAATTGGTAGCCCGGCATAGTAGACACCGGGAGGGATAGGGCGGGAAGAATTTTGAAAGGAGGTGCCGAAGATGGCCAGTGGATGCAGTGCGAAAAGCAAAGAGAACCTGCGCCCATGGAAAAAAGGGCAGAGTGGGAACCCAAGTGGGAGGGCGAAAATCCCCGAAGACGCCAAGGCGATGCTGAAAGCGGCGACTCCTGCGGCAGTTAAGCTGCTGGTGGATACCCTCAACAACACAAATGAGAAAACCGAAACGAGAGTAAAGTGCGCCGAAACCGTATTAGACAGAGTATACGGCAAGGCCAATCAGCCGATTGATCTGGGTGGCGAGATACCCAAAATCGAGATCGTGCTGGGCAATGGCAAGGAGTACGCCAAATGACGGTCAATTTAGGCACACCGAATCCAAAGCAGGAGCAATTTTTGCTGTCGGAAAAGCGCAGGGTATGCTATGGCGGCGCCAGAGGCGGCGGCAAGAGCTGGGTGGTGCGAGCAAAGGCCACCATGCTTGCCGTTAATTATAGCGGCATCAAGATACTGATCCTGCGCCGGACATATGCCGACCTGTGGCAAAACCATGTGTTGGAGCTGCGGAAGGTGCTGGAACCCGACATTGCCACCTATCGGGACTCGGAAAAGGCGATGATATTCCCAAACGGCAGTCGTATCCGTTTTGGATACTGCTCGGCCGAGGCCGATGTGCTGCAGTATCAGGGGCAAGAGTACGACATAATTTTTATCGATGAGGCTACGCAGTTTACGGAGTATATGTATAACTGCCTTGTGGCCAGTAACCGTGGCGCCAACGATTTTCCGCATAGGATGTACCTGACCTGCAACCCCGGCGGAGTCGGCCATGCGTGGGTCAAGCGCCTGTTTGTAGACCGTGACTACACGGCATCGGAAAACCCCGATGACTACGAGTTTATAGCTGCAAAGGTGTATGACAACACGGTCCTGATGGATAAGGACCCAGAATATGTACGGATGTTGGAGACCCTTCCGGAGGATATGCGCAAAGCGTGGCTGGACGGTGACTGGAATGTGTTTGCAGGTCAGTATTTTGCAGAGTGGCGTGACGATATCCATGTGATAGACCCCATAGAGATACCAGACTGGTGGAGACGCTACTTTGCAATGGACTACGGCCTTGATATGTTGGCCGGATACTGGATCGCCATAGACGGAGATGGAAACGGCTATGTGTACCGGGAGATATACGAGTCAGGGCTGATCGCATCGGATGCCGCCATGCGGATCAAGGGAGCCAACGGGGATGATAAAATCGAGCAATGGCTTGCGCCGCCCGACCTGTGGAACAGGCGTAACGACACAGGCCGCAGCGTGGCAGACATATTTATGGAGCAGGACATCCCGCTGGTCAAGGTGGACAACGACCGCATCAACGGCTGGCAGGATGTACATGAGTGGCTCAAGCCGAGGGACAGCAGAGATATCATAACCGGCGACAAGACGAGGATCGCAGGGCTGCGGTTTTTCCGCAACTGTAAGCAGGTCATCAGATGCCTGCCGATGGTCCAGTATGATGACCACAAGCCTAACGATGTAGCGACAGAGCCGCACGAGCTGACCCATGCACCTGATGCAATCAGGTATTTTTGCAGCGGGAGACCGTATGCGGGACAGCCGCCGGTTACAAAGTACAAGCTGCCGCCGGAGCTGCGGCAGACCGAAGAACAAGGAGGGTATCAGGTATGGTAAGACGATGGCTCAAAAGACTGATCCTGTGGGCGTTAGGGGACGACCAGACGGCACAGGAGCAATATGCAACCAAGATATTCAACGAGTGGCTTAACGGCCCGGAGGATTGATATGAGTGATGTAACCCTGTGGACGCTATACCGAGAGGGTGTAGCGTACCACAACAAGATGGGCTTTAGCACCAAATTCCCGACCTTTGTGCGATTTAAGGAGGGCGACCAGTGGCCACAAGCGACAGAGCGCACCAAAAACCTGCCGAGACCCGTCCTCAACATCGTGGACATGATCGTCCGCAGCAAGCGCTCCAGCGTGCTTGACCAGCCTGTCAGCATCGTCTACAGACAGGGCAGCGCCAGCGGTGACGAGATCATTGACCAGATGCATCAGGACGCCGCAGAAAACTGCACCGAGTACGCACGGACGATCTGGGACAGAGCCGACATGGATAAGCTGTGCAACGAGGCGTGTGACGATGCAGCGACCAACGGCACAGGCATATGGCACTTTTACTGGGACACCAGCGTAACAGGCGACAAATATGTAGGGGAGCTCCGTGGGGAAACCGTGGATGCTCTCAATTTTTTTGTAGCCAACCCGCAGCTCCGGGATGTACAGAAGCAGGACTACCTCATCATCGCCCAGCGGCTCAAATTGGGCGCTGTACGCAAGATGGCAAAGGACAGGGGATTGCCTGCGGAAAAGGTGGCAAACATCTGTCCCGATGAATTTGAGGATGCAAGCACCTATCAGGCCGAGAGAATCGAGCTGGACGGCAAGGAAAACGAAAAGGTCACAGTGCTGACCAAGTATTACCGCAAGAACGGGGAGGTCGTATTTGACAAAGCGACCCGCAGCGTGGAGATATGCAAAGCGGTACCGCTTACCCCGCAGGGCAGTCCAACCCGCATCAAGTTGTACCCTGTGGCGGCGCTTAACTGGAAGCTGCGTAAAGCCTGTTTTTACGGCATCGGCGAGATCGAGGGGCTTATCCCCAACCAAAAGCTCATCAACTTTATGTATGGGATGCAGGCGCTTGCCATCCAACAGATGGGCTTCCCGAAGATCGTGGCAAAGCCCGGTGCAATCAGACAGCCGCTGACAAACGAGCCGGGGGAGATCGTCACCGACTACTCCAACGGCGGGATATCGTACCTGCAGCCTCCTGCGTTTTCGTCTGCTGCTACGCAGGTCAGCAACGACATGATCGACCTGACCCGCGTAGTAACCGGTACGACCGAGGTAACGACCGGCGAGTCCTTGGGTGCAAACATGGCGGCATCGGCAATCATCGCTTTGCAAAACCAAGCGCAGACCCCTGTCAACGAGATTCAGCGCAGATACTGGCACGCAGTTAAGGAGATCGGCCGCATTTGGATGGAGTTTTTCAAAACATACTGCTCCGACAAGCGGGAAATCGTCATTGAGATGGGGGACGAGGTATCCGGCAGAGCATTTACGGGTACTGACTACGCCATGTACGACTTTGACCTGCAGGTGGATGTAGGCGCTTCCTCCGAGTATTCTGCGGTGCTGGCACAGGCGACCTTGGACAAGATGCTTGACCGAGGGGACATTTCCATCGACCAGTACATCGAGCTTTCCGACCCGAATGTAGCGCCGTTCAAGGAGAAGTTCAAGCGAATGCGGGAAGCCCAGCCGCAAGCGGTGGGTATGCCTGGCGTTCCAGAGGAAGAAGTGAACGGCGTACAGAGCGTTTCCGGCATTGGCGGAGTTCCGCTGCCGGATGTGCCGAAGGCCCCGACCGTCATGGACAAGTTCACAGGAGGTGGCAACAATGCTGTGCCCAAACTGTAAAGCCGAAATGAGAATCACCGGCAAATACCTTACATTCACCGGGGATACCTCCCCAAACACAGAGACAAAAGCGTTTATCAAGCTGCAGCTGGAGTGCAAGAACCCCAAATGCACCAACAGGACACCGACCTATGTGACCAACCCCTTGGAGGGATAACCAATTTTTAAGTGGCTGCTAAACGGAACAAACCGAACCTCGCCACAGAAAGGAATTTATGGACGAAGAAATCATGACTGCTGCAAATGAAGATATCGAAGAAGATATCGACTCCTCTCCCGCAGTAGAGGAAACCGAGCCTGTCGAGCAGGAAGAACCTGCGGTACAGGAAGAACCGACCGAGACACAGCGTGTGTCGCGGAGAATCAAAGAAGCATCCCAAAAGAGCGTGGACGATTTTATCCGCAGCATGGGCCTGACCAATCATTATGACAATGACAGACCCATCACCACAAAGGCGGAGTACGAAGCCTTTGTTGCGATGCAGCGGCTGGACGAGGACGGCCAAACCGACCCCGTATCAGCTTACCGAAATCAATCCTTGGAAGCGGAGATTACCCGTTTGCGGAGCAATGAGCGCATGAGAGAGCTGGAGGCTGACCCTGTAAGAGGGCAGACATTCACGAAGCTCAAAGACCAAGTGGTTGAATTGATGGACTACTGCACCCAGCAGGGGACGCCCTGCAGCGTGGATGCAGCGTTCAACACAATTTTGGCGAACAGCTATTTTGACCTCGCCAACGATGCTGCAAACAAGGCAAAGGAAGACACGCTCCGAAGAATCAACAACAACGCACAAGCATCTCCCGGAGCACTGACGGGCGAAAGCCCCGAAACCGAAGCCGACTACATGAAGATGTCGGACAAAGACTTTGAAAAGCTGTATCAAGCTGCACTCCGGGGGGAATTAAAAAATTAAGGAGTGTATAAAACTATGGCAACTACTACCCAGACTTACGGTAATCTTACCGCTGAACAGAAAACCTTTTACGACCGCACCCTGCTGTCCCGGCTGCTGCCCAATCTGACCTTCCTCAAGTACGGTCAGAAGCGCCCCATGCCGAAGAACGAGGGCGACACCATCAACTTCCGCCGCTTCAACTCCCTTGATGTCCCTGCGGCATCCCTGACCGAGGGCGTGACCCCTGACGGCGACAACCTGTCCATCACCGCTGTGACCGCTACCGTGGCGCAGGAGGGCAACTGGGTCCGCCTGTCTGACAAGATCAGCATGGTCGGCATCGACCCCGTCCTGACGGAGTCCGCTGCGCTGATGGGCGAAAACGCCGCCAAGACCCTGGAGACCCGCTGCGCGGATGTTATCTTCAAGGGTACTTCCCAGCAGTTTGCTGGCGGCGCTGCTTCCGCTGCCGCTATTGCCGCCGGTAAGGTGGTAAACAGCGAGGAGATCAAGAAAGCGGTGCGCACCCTGCGCAACAACAACGCCGAGCCCCTGGAGGGCGGCTATTATATCGGTTTCTGTGATCCCAGTGTAGCATACGACCTGCAGAACGACAGCCTGTGGCAGGATATCTCTAAGTACAATGGTGCAGAGAACATCATGAAGGGCGAGATCGGCCGCATCCATGGGGTCCGTTTTATCCTGACCACCATGTGCCCCACCGATGCAACGACCGCTACTGCGGGTACCCTGCATAAGACCCTTATCGTAGGCAAGGACGCTTACGGCGTGGTCGATGTGAACGGCTCCTCCAAGCCCGAAATCATCATCAAGCCCACTGGCTCCGCCGGTACTGAGGACCCCCTGAACCAGCGCGCGAGTGTCGGCTGGAAAGCGATGGCGGTTACTGTTCGCCTGCAGGAGCTGGCAATGGTCTGCATTCAGTCCATGGCTACCGCCTAACCAAATACAAGGGAGGGGGTAACACCCCTCCCTTCTTTTACAGAAAGGATTTAACATGGCTAAAGAGATTAAGAACCCCGACATGGTCGGAGAGATCGTAGAAAAAGCGACCGGCGAGGAACTCGCCAAGGGCAAGAAGGTACGCATCCGTCTGCCGAAGGACAAGCTGAACAAAGAAGATGTCGTAGTGCCTGTGTGCATCAACGGCTATACCTATCAGATCAAGCGCGGCGAATGGGTAGATGTACCCGAAGAAGTCGCCCGCATCCTTGAAGAAGCAGGGTACATGGGGTGATTGAATGAACAAGAACGATGCCATCAACGGTGCGCTGCGGTGGATAGATGAAGCCACCGTAAACGGCGCTGCCGCAAGCAACGGATTTATAGCCGACTACAAGGACAGAATGGAGCACCTGCTGGACGGTGCTGTTGCAATGGTGGAATCGCAGTTCCCGCTGATCGAATCCATCAGCATCGTTCAGAATATGCCTCGGTGCATGGAGGGCTCCCATTTTGAAGCTAAGACGGTTTATCCCGGTGATGCCTACGAGTTTACCAACAGTGATGCAAAAGCCTACACGCTTGAAATTTGCGGTGTTCTAACAGCGACTATCGATGGGGCCCGGCGGCAGATTACCGCTCCTGAGTTCCAGCGGCTTTCCGGCATCTTTAACGGCAGTATCAAGTTGGAATCGCAGTACCCATTCCAGGTAAGAAACGCTGCGTTTTATGCATTCCCGCTGGTAGAAATCCCGGAGCACATAGCATGGGTGCCGTATGAGTTGCCCCAGCAGATGAACGGCATGGTGAAAATCCTTTTCTCCGGTGACGGCGTGACCTTCCGCGACTTTTCCGACTACCGGCGGCTGGATGAATACCATATTGCGATCCCGTACCATTACAGCGGGCAGTTCGATATCCAGTATAAGCACCGGCACGCCACCCTTGCAGGCGCTTCCGGTGCGACCGAGATAGAGGTGGAGCCCAAGGCGGTTCCGCTGATTCCACTTCGGCTGGCCATTGATGCCACAAGCGGCATTGATGAGACACTGGCGCTGAATCAGTTCCTCACCGGTCGCTTTGCAGAGATGGTAGGCGCTATGACGGACGAGGACATCGAGAAACACCAAGTAATTGAAACCGTATTCATGATGTAAGGAGGGGAGCAAATGAGATATTCTCCGGCAAAACTCCCCAGCGCTGATGTGGCAAAGACCAATGCCATGGTCATTAACGACTTTTATGGCTGCGACTTTTCCAGCGGCGCAACCAATATCGACCCAAGAAGAAGCCCCAACTGCGAGAACATGATCCGTTCCTCCCCCGGCCGCGTGAGAAAGCGCCTTGGCTTTGCCAAAACGGCGGTATACGATGGCCGTATTAATGGTCGGTTCTCTCTGGATGGGGCAGATATTATCCATGCGGGCACGAAACTGTATGCAGGCGATACGCTGATCTCTTCCGCCATGAACGATGCCTTTTCGGTTGGCAAGAACTTCGATAAAGCGCTGTACCTGCTGGATGGATCACACTACTACAAGGTAACGCACAGTGACGACACCTTTACCGTGGCTAATGTATCGGACAGCGCCTATGTACCGAGGATCGTTATCAATAAAAATCCGGATGGTACCGGCGGAACAACTTATGAGGATATCAACCTCATGTCGGATAAGTGGACGGAATCTTTCTATGTAGGAGATAAGACCGCAGCAGCAACAGTATTCCAACTTTCCCTTGAAAATTTGGATACAACACCTGTAACGGCAAAGATATTGCAAGCTGACGGTTCCTTCGTAGACAAGGTGGAGACTACCGACTTTACTGTAAACCGCACCAGCGGCACCGTGACATTCGTAGCCGCTCCGGGTAAATCCCCTTTGGAGGGCGCGGACAATGTATATATCACTGCATCCAAGGACAGGAGCGAGAGCCGCAGCCGCATTACGAACTGCGATACCTGTATTGTGTATGGCGAGACGGGTACCCGGCTATTTGTGACCGGCGATCCGAACTTTAAGAACAGGGATTTTTGGTCGGCACAGAATGATTTTTCCTATTTTTCCGATCTATCCTATTCGATACTGGGAGAGGACAGCGAGCGCATTGTAGGTTATTCCATCGTGGGCGACAGGATAGCGGCCCACAAGAGCGGAACCACCGGCGCGGTGTATGTGCGCACCGGCTCCACGGTAACGGAGACCGATGATCTCGGCAACAGCGTGGAGACCTTTGCCTTTAAGACCGGAAATGTAATCACCGGACACGGCGCAATCGCTCCGCACAGCTTTGTGCCGACCGATAACGAACCGCTGTTCCTTTCCTCCACCGGCATCTTCGCACTGACTGCTTCCGATGTGACCGGCGAGCGCTATGTGCAGAGCCGCAGCTTTTATATCAACCCGAAGCTGCTTTCGGAAAGCAATATCGCCGATGCCTATGCCTGCATCCACAAGGACTTTTATTTCATTGCGGCCGGTGCTGGCGTGTATGTGCTTGACCTGCTGCAAAAGCACTACGAGGATGGGGAGCCGTATTCCAACTACCAGTACGAGTGCTTTTATCTGACCGGAATACCCGCAAGGGTGATCTGGGACGATAACGGCGAACTGTTCTTTGGTACGGCGGATGGCAAAGTATGCAAATTCAATACCGATGAGACCGCTCCCAACTCCTACAACGACACGATGGACGGGGAGACATACACACCAGTAGGGTGCCAGTGGGAAACCCCAGATATCGATGGCAAGACCTTTTACTCCAGCAAACACTTCCGGTACATGGCCTGCAGGCTGTCCGCTTTTGTGCGCACCAGTGTAAACGCCTATGCGATGTGCAGCGGCAAATGGATCTCCATTCTGACCGATGCAAGAACTGCCCGCTTCTTCTCATGGGAGGATATAGACTGGTCGAAATGGACATGGAGTACCGATGCAACTCCGAAGGTGCTGGGCCGAAAGCTGGATATGCGCAACCTTGATAAAGTGCGCTTCCGCTTCTCCAATGGCAATTCGGAGCCTTTTGGCATAGAAAACATTGCCGTAGAGTACCGAGAAACCAAGAAATACAGGGGGTAAGATATGTTTGAAAAAATAAAAGCGTCCGATGGCAATGCTTATACCCCGGACGCTGTATTTACCGATAGCGATGGCAACAGGGTGGGTGTAATCGGACAGGAAACGACCCCCGGCCTGTCTGCCAGTGAGATGCAGTATTCCGTAGAGCAGGTCGTGCGCGAGGTAGTGATCCCCGCGTACAACAGCCTGGTGGACGCGCTGAATGCCTTGACCGCTGCCGCCAACATGGGCGCAGAGGATATCAGCGGTGCGGCATCGACCGTACAGGAAGAGCTGGAAAAGCGGATCCTGACCGGCAATGTGAAGTACATCCGCCTGAACGATGACAAGGTGCTGGAAACCAGCGAAGATGGCGTAACATGGGAAGCGACCGGCTCCTCCGGCCACATCATTGTCAAGCCGGACGGGACAGTAGCCCCGCAGCGCAGCCGCATGAAGTTTGCCAACGGAACTGTGACCGATGACGGCGAGCAGACCATCATCACCGGCCTGAAAGGCGATACCGGCCCGCAGGGCGAGAAAGGCGACACAGGCGAGCAGGGGCCGAAGGGTGACCAAGGCCTGACAGGCCCCGTTATTGTTCCCTCTGTAGATGCCAGCGGCGTCATGTCCTTTACCATACAGGATACGGCGATAGCCCCGCAGCCGGTAAGTGTAAGAGGGCCGCAGGGCCCGCAGGGCGTACAGGGCCAGCAGGGCGCCCAAGGCACAAGAGGCCCGCAGGGTATTCAGGGCGTACAGGGTATCCAGGGCCCCAAGGGTGACGCAGGCGAACCCGGCCCCACCGGCGCCACAGGCGCAACCGGTGCCACAGGCCCCAAAGGCGACAAGGGAGAAACCGGCCCCAAGGGCGACACCGGAGCAACCGGCGCAAGAGGTGCCACAGGCGCAACCGGCGCACAAGGCCCGGCTGGTCCCGCAGGCCCCAAGGGTGAACAGGGCGATACCGGAGCCACAGGCGCAACCGGGGCGACAGGTGCTACAGGTGCAGAAGGCCCTGCTGGCCCTCGTGGCTTAAAGGGCGAAAAGGGAGACAAAGGTGATACTGGTGCAACAGGCGCAACCGGCGCTACTGGTGCGCAGGGGCCTATGGGACCGCAAGGACCGACAGGCCCTGCCGGTAAAGATGGAACCAGCCTGTATATCGAGGACAGCTATCCTACACTGGCAGCGCTGAAAAACGCGATCCCCGCCGGGAACAACAAGATGTACTATGTGCAGGAGGACGGCGAGTGCTACATCTGGAGCGAGACGGCCAATGACTGGGTAAGCGTTGGCGCTTTGCAAGGCCCCATCGGCCCTCAAGGCCCTCAAGGCGTACAGGGGCCACAAGGCGAGCAAGGCCCAGCTGGCGCTACCGGTGCTACTGGCGCTACGGGGGAACAAGGCCCGCAGGGCGAGAAAGGCGACAAAGGGGACACTGGCGAGCAAGGCCCCACAGGCGCTACTGGTGCGACAGGCGCAACAGGCCCGCAGGGGCCACAGGGCGAAAAGGGCGCAGATGGCGCCGCGGCAACCATTACGGTGGGAACGGTATCCTCCGGCGCAGCCGCTTCCGTTACCAACAGCGGCACAACCTCTGCTGCGGTATTCGACTTTGTACTGCCCAAAGGCGATAAGGGCGAAAAAGGAGATACCGGTGCTACAGGTCCGCAGGGTGAGACCGGCGCAACCGGCCCGGCTGGTGCTACCGGCGCTACAGGCCCGCAAGGCGAACAGGGCGTTCAGGGGCCGCAGGGCGAAGTGGGTCCGGAGGGGCCGCAAGGTCCTGCCGGTGCAGCAGGAAAGGATGGCAAATCCGCCTACCAGACTGCCGTAGAAGCAGGATACACCGGGACGGAAACCGCATTTAACGCGGCGCTGGCGGATGTGCCCGGCCATATCGCAAGCAAGGCCAACCCTCACGAAGTAACCAAAACGCAAGTTGGCCTTAGCAATGTGGACAATGTGAAGCAGGCCCCCTATACCCATGTTTCCGATAAGGCTAACCCACATGGCGTGACCAAAGCCCAGGTCGGGCTTGGAAATGTAGATAACACCAGCGATGTCAATAAGCCTGTTTCCACTGCACAGCAGACAGCGATTAACGCCTGCAAGGTAAAGAAAGTGAGCGTTACCCTGACCGCTGCCGAGTGGACAGGAGCTGCAAGCCCCTATGCGCAGACCATAACCCTTTCCGGCATTACCGTAAACAGCAAGGTGGATATCCAGATGGATGCAACCGTCCTTGGCGTTATCCTCGACAGCGGTACATCTGCCCTTTGGATTGAGAACAACAACGGTACCCTTACCGCCAAGGCAATGGGCGAAAAGCCCAATGCGGACATGGCGGTACAGGTGATGATAACAGAGATCATCAACGGTGGGGGCAGTATCTCCGGCAATGCCATCTATGCGCCATCTGGCGGTGGTGGCTTTGTAGCTTCCGCTACGGCGCCGGATACCAAGCTGCTGTGGATCGATACCGCAAACGGCGGTATTATCAAATACCACAACGGCACTGCATGGGTAGCTGTTGGCGCGGCATTCAGTTAAGGGGGTGAAACATATTGGCTCTTAATTCTCAGAACCAGATCCTTGCCTCGGACTTTGTAAGCCTTAAAGCAAGGGTAAAAGCGGAAATGAATCGTCGCTGCCGCTCCGGCTCCCTGACAGCCTATGCTGGGACAGCCTACGACTACAGCGTTGTCCCCGCCAATGGGGTCATCGTCAAACCGGAACACCTTAACAAGCTGGTCGTACCGATCAACGCGATTTCGCCCAGTGGGTATACCGAAAAAGCAGCTGGGGACGCCGTCCCGGAGTTGGCCACACTGGATGCAAAGCTGGCAGCCCATGAAGCATATCCCATGCGTGGCAGCGGTTCGGATTGCGCGTCCGGCTGCAGCGGACTGTGCAGCTCCGGATGCTATAATAGCTGTTCTGGTTGTGGTGGATCTTGCTCTTATGACTGCAGCGGGTGTAGTGGAACCTGTACTGGCGACTGCGAAGGGACATGCTCTGGAGGCTGCAGCACATCGTGCGGAGGAGCTTGCTGGCGGGATGGCTGTACCAGTAACTGTACAGCAGCTTGTAGAATGGATTGTACTGGAGGGTGCAAAGGAAATTGCGGCAGTATATGCTCTACGAATTGTAGAACGACCTGTGTATCAACATCTGGAACATCTTAATTGTAGGAGGTAAATTTATGATAGGCGTATATCAAGCAAATGCTATGGTAAAAGTGGCAGAACTTTCCGAGATTTCTGTTCAGGAGATCAAGGAGGCTTTAGCTGAAAAAAAGGTGGGAGTTGGCCGAGAACTGTATCCCATTTTATGTGATCAACCGATGGCTCCTGCCGTGAATGCAGAAGAAAGTACGGTACGCAGCTATGCTTCCAATGTAATCGCAAAGGTTGAGGATGCACTGGGAATTAAATATGATGAAGCCGTAAAAGGTGCTGTTACAGAGTATTTTGTCCTTGACCGCAAACGATATGGCAGTAGCATAGAACAAATCGTTGAGCGGAGCTTGTCCGTACTCGCTATGTACCCCAGTGCAGAAAAAGGCTCTTTCTTATGGTTCTTGATGGAAACCATAAAGCGCCAACTGATGGGAGTGTATATTAAGGATACCAAATTCCTCCCGGAGCTGAAGATTTTAATTGAAGAAATAAAGAAAACTTCGGCAGCTTATGATCTGTATGCCGCTGAACTCTAAGGAGGAATCAAAATGGCATTGAAAGTAACGATCCCTGAGCAGGACTGCACCTGCGTGGAACGCCTGTGGTACGAGTACAACGCGGCGCTGGGTGTTCTGCGTTATCTGATGGCGCAGCCTGATGTACTGGAGAAAAACCTGCAGCTGTATGCCGATAGCTGTGAAGCAAAGAGCGTGGAGCTGGAGCTGGCCAAAAGAGAAGTGAGTGAGCGCTTTAAGCCCGACGGCGCAGTTATGAGCTACTCTTTTAACTTTGACGAGTGCGCCATTGAGTATCAGATGGAGGCCGTATGAAGCGAAGCGAAATAAGCTATGCGGATTACCTTTGCACCTTGTACCCGGAGGAGAGCGCCAAAATGCTGCCGGAGGAATTTCTCTGCCGTGACATTACTTTTCAGGTGACCGATGACTGCCCGATGGCCTGCACTTATTGCTACCAGTGGCATAAAGGGCACCGGGTAATGTCAAAAGAAACGGCCAGAAAAGGGGTAGACCTCCTTTTCAAAATGTGGGAGGAAGATAAGGGGACTTTTATCAACCGTAAAACAAAGGCCATTGTTCTGGATATGATCGGTGGGGAACCTCTGATGGCTATTGATGTGATCGATGATATCTGCACCTACTTTGTGCGGCGCTGCCTGGAGCTGCAGCACTCGTGGATCTATACATGGAGGGTCAATATCACATCGAATGGTGCTTTGTACTTTGAACCGAAAGTGCAGGAATTTCTGCATAAGTTCCGCAATAATCTGAGCTTTGCGGTTACATTGGATGGACCTAAAGAAATCCACAACGCTTGTCGAGTATATCATGACGGTCGAGGTAATTTCGATGATGCCTATGCCGCTGCAAAGCATTTCAACGCTAACTTCTATGAGGAACTGGGCACTAAGGTAACGATTGCTCCGGAGAATATTCATAACCTTAACAAGATTGTGGATTTCTTCATGGGGGAAGGTATGAAAACAATACACGCCAACTGCGTTTACGAGGCAAAGTGGTCTGCTGAGCACGCTAAGGTGCTGTACGATGAAATGAAGCAGATGGCTGATAAGCTGCTGAAAAACAACGACGGTACCACGGTCTCCCTGTTCTCGGAAGATAATTTCCACCCGCTTCCGCCAGAAGAAAACGGGAACTGGTGCGGCGGTACCGGGGCCATGCTGGCGTTTGACCCCGATGGTATTGCCTACCCCTGCCTGCGGTATATGCCATCCTCTTTGGGCAACGATGTCCCGCCCATTATCGTCGGTACCGTCGATGGGGTATTTGAGCAGCCGGAGCACAAAGCAATTAAGGAATACCTTGACAGCATTACCCGTCGTTCGCAGTCTACGGATGAATGCTGGGAATGTCCGGTCGCTTCCGGCTGCGCATGGTGCTCCGCATGGAATTATCAGGAGACCGGCTCGGTCAACTGCCGCAGTACCAATATCTGTGTGATGCACAAGGCGAGAGCACTGGCCAATGTGTACTACTGGAACAAATGGTATAAGCAAAACAACATCAATAAGAAATTCAAAATGCATCTACTCCGAGAGGAAGCAGAAAAAATAATCAGCCCGCAGGAGTATGATATGCTGCTGCGGCTGAGTGAGGAGGACTGATATGGATGCAAGTGTTTGGGTAGCAATTATCACAGGTGTGGCGTCGGTATTGGCGGTGGTGATAACCAACAGCCGGAGCAATGCCGAGCGGGACTACAAGATGGAACGGGCGCAGGCCGTAACCGACACCAAGCTGGAAGAACTGACCCGGGAGGTGCGGCTGCACAATAACTTCGCGGAACGGATCCCCGTTTTGGAAGAACAGAACAAAGCCCTTAACAAAAGGGTGACCAACCTTGAGCAGAGAAAAGGAGCGTAACTATGAACGAATTTGTAACCTGGACAACCCTTGGAACCTATGCCGGCGCTGTGATGATGGTCACTATCATCACCCAGTTTTTGAAGCAGACCCCCCTTGCCAAGCTGAACGCACAGCTGTTGGCGTACATTGTGGCGGTTGCTATCCTCATCGGCGCAGAAGCATTTAACGGCTCTGCCGTGACGGTACAGGGCGTAATCCTGTGCCTGCTGAACGCCGTTATTGTGGCGCTGGCTGCAAACGGTACATACGATGCTGCTACCACCAATATGATGAAAAAGCCTGTGGCGGCGGAATATGAGCACGAGGAGGTCGTGGAAGATGCCTAAAGTGTATCTTTCCCCGGAACGCAGACCGAAACCGCATGGACCTTATTACGGCTTCCCCGGCGTGTATGAGCATGATGTGTGTGTGGATATCGGCGCTTATTGCGCCGATGCCCTCGCCCGCTGCGGCTTTGAGGTAATGGTAGCTGACCCTGCCAAGACCATGCAGGAGCGTGTAGCAGAAAGCATTGCGTGGGACAGCGACCTGCATATGCCTATCCACACCAACGCCAGCACCGCTACCACAAAAGAGGGAACGGCGCAGGGGCCTACCATTCTCCGCTACGGCAAAGCCGGCGGCGTAAGCGACCGGGCCTGCCAGATGGTTTATCGCCGCCTGATGGAGATTTACCCCCGGAATACCCACCGGGGCGTGTACCAGAAAGACGAGTTTTACGAAATCGGCAGAACCCCGATGCTTTCCATCTATCCGGAGCTGGCTTTCCACGACAACGGACAGGACGCGATCTGGCTGGTGCAGAACAAGAAAGCCATAGGGGAAGCACTGTGCAAAGGCGTGTGCGACTGGTTTGGCGTGACCTACAAGGCAGAGGAAGAAAAGCCGCAGACAGACTATGAGCGGCTTCTTGCCGAGCTGGAGGAAGTAAAAGAAAAGTACAGAGTAGAGCACGCATCTGCGCAGGCGCTGCGTGCCAGAATTTTAGCCGCCGTGGAACAGTATGACACGGCGGCATTTGATAAGGAGGGATAAGATGGCGCTGAAAAAGAATGCGACCCTTGTAAACGATGGCGGAAGCGGCAACACCATCAAAAACACCGGCACAGTCAAGCCGATAGGTTACGATGTGGCGAGGGCGGCCGCAGCAGCAGGCTCCGAAGTAAATAAGCCCGGCTGGGGCGCTGTAGATGCAGCGATAAAGGGCGGAACTCTTGCTTCGGCAAAGGCTAACCTGGCTGGAGTTTCCCCGAAAATTTCCTCCACCGTGACGGACACCTCCGAGCGGGACGCATACCTTGAGAGCCTGAAAGCGCAGCTGGATGCGCAGACCGCTGCCTATGACCAGCTGCTTGCCTACAACCAGCAGATGTATGAGGCCCAGCAGAAACAGGCGGCCCAGCAGCGGGAAGACAATGCACGCAGAGCGTACATTGCCAAAGAGATGGCGCTAAAGAACCTCCCCGGGCAGCTGGCCCGTGAGGGCATCAATGGCGGCCTTGCAGAAAGCTCCTATGTCCGGCTGAACAACCGCTATAACAGCAGCCTTGCCGATGCGGATAACGCCTATTCCGATGCGGTGAATCAGGCATACCTTGACATGATTCAGGCGAACCGGGAGCCGCAGAGCGGAAAGCTGAATGCGCAGGCAAGCTATTCCGCCGGGCTGGCAAAGGCCCCGAAGCCAAAGACAAAAACGACCAAAAAGGACAACCCAAATTACGATGCCGCCTTTCAGGACTCCTACAACATGTTGCGCCTGGCCGGTTATTCTGATGCAATGGCGGATAGCCTTCTCAAACTTAAATAACAGGAGGAAAAATGGATAGAAAAACGCTGGAACAAAACTATCAAAAATCTATCGGTGCATCGCTTGCCGCGGAGCTTGAGCAGAACTACCAGCGGAGCGGCATTGACTCTCTTGTTCAATCTGTGAAGAAAGCTACCCAATATAATCCCTCTGCCCCCAGCACGCAGCCTACACAGGCTGCGCCTGCTGGGGCTTCTTCTCGTAAACAAAGCGATGCCATGAAGGAGCAGCTGGATGCTATCAAAGCGAGGCGCGACGATGCGGCTATTAAGGCCGGGGCCTATATGCGAGCTGGGAATATGCCGCAGCAGGCCAAGGAGCAGCAGAAGATTGCCAACAAGGCTGCCATTGAGTACGAGAACGCCTATACCCAGTGGAAGAACCAGCGAAATGCGGAAGCGGTAGAGGACTACAACCCGGACGAGAATAAATTCAAGGCAGGCGATGCTGCCCTTGCTGGTGTGCAGAATGCATTCCAAAGCATGAGGCAGTATGCCGCTGCAGCATCTTCGTATCTTTCCGGTAATCCGGAAGCGCAGGCATGGGAAGCCAAGCGGCTGATGGAAAGCGGCGTAAGCGGTGCCGAAGCCGTAAAGCGGGCCGGGCTTGCCGATAAGAGAGAAATCCCCATCACAGACTATAAGACAAAGGCGGAGCTGCGCCACGAGAAGAATGTAGCCAGCGTTGGTGCTGTTGAGGGCGGAGCGCTGCAGCTGGTCAATACGATCTCAAACATGGTGCCGTCCCTTGTTGCAAACGCGGTCCTCCCCGGCTCCGGTTTGCCCGTGATGGCTGCATCCGCTGCGGGCAATAAATATGCAGATGCCTATGAGAAGTACGGGAATACGGATACAGCATTCGTACTCGGCTCCGCTGCCGGTGGCGCTTCCATGCTTACCGAACAGTTTGGCGGTTTGTATGGCTCGCTGGGCAAGTCTGCCGCCGGGCAGGCCGTGGCCAAGAAACTAATGGCGGAAGCCCCAGGCCTGTATAACCTCGCCAATTCCGTGGGTGGCAAGTGGATGCGGGACGCTCTATCCGAAGGCATTGAGGAGGGCGCAGAGGATGTTATCAACTACGCCATTGAAAAAGCCCTCACCGGCGACAGTGACGAGATGGACAACTTCGGCTATGATATTCTGCTGGGTGCTCTTGCAGGCGGTGTATTGGGCGGCGGTAACGCTGCGATGCGTTCCGTCACCTATAGCCGTGTAGGCAAGGCACTGAATGCTTCCCCTGCTGCCGTAGCGCAGCAGGTGCAGGAGGGCATGGAGAAAGGCGCAGGCACCGCACCTGCCATTTATGCGGCGGAGGTGCAGAAGAACCCCAGCAGCCAAATGGTGGGCAGACTGTATGAAGCAAACCTCACCTATGATGCCGAGAGTGGCCTTTCCAAAATCCAGAACGATATTACCCAGGTCTCCATCAATGAGATCAAGGCGATGGTCTCCAAAGCGGATGCGCTGGCGCAGGCAGCCCAAAAGCTGAATGTGGAAGCTACTCCGCAAGCCGTAGCAACAGCTATTACCGATGCCCAGCGCACACAATCCATTAAAACAGCCGAGGACAGCGTAGGGCAGGCTTTTGCGCCCACAGTTGATAATCCTGACAACGCAGGAGAGAAAGCCTACAACAGCGCCCTTGCCGGTGCAGCAGCTAACCAAGGCGTAGCTGCTCGCATCAATAACGACCCTGCCGCAAGACAGGCATTCTCCCAGTTGACCGGCGTACAGTTCAGCGGAAACACAGCACAGGATATTGCCGCTATCGAAGTGGCTACGCAGAACATTGCGAAGTCCGGTAAACAGGCGATCTCCCAGGCGGAATATGCCCAGCGTGTCGCTGCTGCAGGAGAACAGGCTGCTGCCCAGTTCGATGTCGATATGCAGGCGCAGGCGGAGCAGATGCAGCGGGAATCCGATGAAAGATGGCTTTCCGTTGAGCAAAACACCATCACCGATGTGGACGGAAAGCGTCATATCAAGGAGATCACCAATACCGATGTGCGCGGCAATACCGAGATCGGCTATAAGAAAGCTGAAATTCCCAACAGCAAAAAGAGAGCTGTTGCGGAGGTAGACAATGCAGCGAAATACCTTGGCAAGACCATCGTGTGGTTTGAGGGTGCGGTGCAGGTCAATGGGCAGTACCGACTGACCAATGGCTATCGCGCACCGGATGGCACCATTTATGTCAACATCAATTCCCGCGATCCGCTGATGGTTACTTTCGGGCATGAGATGTTTCACGACCTTGTGGCTGATAGCAAGTATTCCGGGCTGATTGATACGCTGGTAGAGAACCCAGACTATGCCGATATGGTAAAGGGCATGATGAATGCCAAAACCGAACTGTACGAGCGCAATGGAATTGAGCTTGACCCGGATGCAGCTGCGGAGGAAGTCGCTGCCGATATCAGCGGTGATCTTTTGGGCAGCCGGGATATGCTGGAGTACATCGGCGCAAGAAATACGGAAGCCGCCACCGGCATTAAAGGTTTCTTGAACCGTATCCTCAAAAAGCTAAAAGGAAAGCCCTCTGCACAGGAAGCCTATAACAGGCTGTCCGAAGCGCAGCGGGCTTTGCTTGATGGTATGGAGGCGATGAGCGATGCGGAAGAAGCGGGGAAGATATCTTACTCGGTTATGGATGCGGCTGTAAAAGGCAGTAATCGCCCGTTCGCAGAACAGTTTGCAGATTACAAGGCCGGGAAGATGCGCCCGACGGATTTGTTCTACCTGAACAATACATCGGAATATTTGCAAGCTGCTGGTCTTGCGAATGAGCCGATTGTGATGGCACAGTCTGTTGTAACGAAGGCCCAGAGAAAGGCGGCCGTTGATACTCACGGTCACGAGCTTTCCGACGATGTCATTCTCAAACTTCCGGAAATGATAGAAAAGCCCGTTCTTCTCTTGAAGTCTGACACGGTTCCCGCCTCCGTTGTTGTGGTTACATCTGTTTCCGATAGCAGTGGAAACCCTGTTGTTGTCGCTTTGCATTTAAGCAGAAATAACGGATTTGATGTAGTTACAAGAATAGCAAGCCTGTACGGGAGAAAAAACAGCCGCAATTTTATTGCAGATCAGCTGCTCCGTGGAAATCTCATAGGGTATAGCAAAAAAGAAGCCAACCGACTGCTTCATCGAGATGGGCTACAATTGCCCAGACGGAACCCAGCGGTTGACTTCGACACCATTAGTGTAGCACAAGACACTGATGCTGTCAATAACTATTCTATGCAGAATAGCGCAGAAGATGCAAGCGGGAAATTTTCGCTTATTGGTGTTTCCAACGATGGCTTGGAAATTTACGAGACGAGCCTTGCAACACAGCAGCTTTCGGAATCTCAAAAGAAAAAGCAGTATCTCGCCCTTATCAAAAACCAGTATCGAGGGAGAACGGCCCGGCTGGAAAGAAACGGCCATGTCGTTTATGTAAGACCAGACATTCAGGAAGCTGGGAAACCGATATATGGTGACCGGAGATCAACGGCCAATGGCGCAAAAGCGCTGCGCAACTCTCTGGCCGATGGCGATGTATTTGACCTGCTGGAGAATGCAGAATACGACCGCAGTAGCAGGGACACGAAGAACCATAAAAATGCGGATTACTTCGATTACTATGTAAAAACGGTTCAGATCGATGGGAAAGTGTATGATCTTGTTGCCGATGTAAAAAGAGCATATGGCAATTCTGATGGTCTTTACTATACGCTGTATTTGGTTGACAACGCAACCAAAAAAGCTGTTGTCTCCCAAAGGCCTCAGACCCTCGGCTCTTCCGAACCGATTACTGCCTCTGAAATGGGGAGCAACAGCTTTTCTGCTGACATGGTACCACAATCTGATACCGCTGTCAATAACTATTCTATGCAGAATAGCGCAGAAGATGCAGGAGGGAAACATTCCCTCATGGAAGATGCCCAGTACATGGCCGACATCGACAGGGCGGTGTCTGAAGCAACCGCTAAGGCTGACGAGGCTTTGAAAGCCGCACAATCCGAGGTAAAGAACCTTCGCCAGCAACTTGCGGACTATCGTCAGCAGGCAACAGCGGAGGCGAAGATGAACGACCGCTGGCGTGAAGCTGAAACCAAACTGCTTGCCGATATGGCGGCAGCCAAGGAACGGGAGAAAGCGGCAAAGGCTCGTGCCGAGTTCATGCAGAAGTACGATTCCCTTTCCAAACAGTACCGCGCTGACCTGCGGGCTAACAACCAGCAGGCACAGGAAAAGTATAACGAAAAACTGACCGAAGCCAAGGACGAATTCAACCGGCGGAGGACGCAGGACCGCATTGACCGAGTGGTGCGGGAGGATAGGGCAAAGAGCAAAGCCCGATTGAGGACGGCGGAACAGAAATCCACCACTACGGAAGATGTTGCCAAGGTTCTGACCGAAATGCCGAAGAAGGACAAGGAAACCTTTAAGGCGAAAGCCGCCAAAGACTGGCGCACCTTTAAGCGCCAGTGGATCAACACTAAGGATGAGCTGGAGCGATTCGGGAACGAAGTCGGCGACAGCAGAATCATGTATGCAGCGAACAATGTCGGGCAGGCATCTGCGGCGGCGCAGTATTCCATTGGCGGCGCCGGGCAGTATGACCTTAACGGCAAGAAGATCGGCAATAAGAACCTCATGCAGGTATTTGAACCGGCGAAAAAGGCTGGCTTGACCGATGAGTTTTACACCTACCTGCTGCACGAGCACAATGTAGACCGCATGAGTGTACGCGAAAACGCGCAGCGGCAGCTTGCAGAACTTCGGGCGAAACTGAACAGGGAAGTCAAAGGCTTTGCGGAAATGACAGATGAGAACATCGCCACAGCCGCAGGCAAGGATACTACCCTTACAAAAGCCTACACCGAGGCACAGATTGCCGCCGCCAAGCAATATAAGCAGTTCCAGGCGTGGGCAGAAAAGCAGTTTGACAAGCCTGTATTCGGCAGCAGCGTGACCGCAGACGATAGCCGTGCCGCAGCAGCTGACCTGCTGGATGCACACCCTGAATTTGAGAAGTGGGCAAAGGATGTGTATGCCTACCTTGACGGATTGATGGAGGTGCGAAAGCAGGGCGGACTCGTGAGCGCTGATATGGCACAGTACATGAAGGAACTGTATCCGCACTATGTCCCCACCTACCGCGATATGCCCAGCACCTCCGGCGGCTACTCCAACCCAAACAGCGTTGCGGTGAACAGCACCATCAAGTCCGCAAAAGGTGGCAACCAGGATATCATGCCGCTGATCGACAGTATTGCCAGGCAGACCTTGCAGACCTTCTCCGCAGCCAAAAAGAACATTCTGGGCAATATGCTGTATGAAGATGCAATGGATACTACCCGTGATATCTCGGAATACATTCAGAGTGTTACAGAGGAAGGCGATCTCGTTGACCTTGATGCGGATTCCGCAGAGAACCTCAAGAACACGCTGCGCATTTGGGTGGATGGCAAACCGGTTACTCTGCACATGAGTGAAGCAATGGCCGATGGGTTTAGACCCATTGAGCAATCAAATTCCTTTGGAATGAAAGCATTGCGCTCCATCAACAGCACATTCAAGAAGCTGGTCACGCAATGGAACCCTGTATTCATCGTGCGAAATTTCGTCCGTGATGCACAGTCTGCATTGTACTTTACCCATTACAGCAATGCCACATTCATTAAGAACTACGGCAAGGCCGTAAAGGAAATCGCAACGAACGGGAAGTATTGGCAGCTCTATCAGGCGATGGGCGGAAAAGGAACCACCTATTATGACCCAAAGACGGGGCTTTCCGACCGCCACCATTTCAAGAACGGCGCAGTCGATAAAGTGGCTGGGGGGTTGAATAGAGTAATCGACATCCTCTCCTTTGCCAATGAAGCGGTCGAGCAGTACCCTCGCCTTGCTGAATTTATCAGCACGATGGAGGCGACCGGAGATGTGCAGCAGGCGCTCTATAATGCAGCAGACATCACAACAAACTTCGGGCGTGGCGGCTTCGCTGCCCGCAAGCTGAATGCGTCCCTTGTGCCGTTCTTCAACCCCGGTATGCAGGGCCTTTCCAAGAACATTCGCAATGTCATTGACCGGCGCGGCTGGAAAGAGATTGGACAGCTGATCTCCCGCTTGCTTATCAACGGCGTGGCACCCGGTATCATTATGGGCCTGCTGTATGATGGGCTGAAAGAGGACGATGACTACAAGGAGCTTTCCAACTACATCAAGGATAGCAACATCCTCATCAAAATCGGCGACAATAAGTTTATCAAGGTTCCGATGGGCCGTGAACCTTCCGTTATTACGGCGTTCACCAATCGGATGTGGCGCTGGCTGAAAGGGGAACCTGCGAGCAGCGCGTTTGCCGGTTATCCGTCTTTCGCTATTGAGCAGATTGCACCGAACAATCCGCTGACCAATAACATCTTCGCAGGGATTACTGCGATGAGCACCAATAAGACCTGGTACGGCGGCGACATCGTTTCCAGTTACATGGAGGAAAAACCGGATTATCTGCAGTACGATGAAAGCACCGATGCGTTCTCCATTTGGCTCGGTGAGATCACACGACACGGGAAGAACGGCATCGAGGGGCTTTCCCCGAAGAAGGTCAATTACCTGATCGATCAGTATTCCGGCTTTATTGGTGACTGGGTGCTTCCGACCTTTTCAAAGAAGGCGGATGTCCCCGCTGTGGTAAAAGCGTTTGTTGTGGACAGCACCCGCCAAAACAGGCTCGGCAGCGACTTCTACGAGGCGCTTGACATAGCGCAGAAAGCAAAGGACAGCGATAGAGCCACAGCGTCCGACAAGGCTGTGTATGGGTATCTAAGTGACCAGAAGGAAGCGGCTGCGGCAATCACAAAGCAACTGCGGGAGCTTTATGACCGCGATATGGCCTTTGCGGACTATCTCGATGCTGGCAAGGCAAAAGAGATAAGAGAAAAGGCGAATGACCTGTACAAACTGCGCAATGATATTTACCGCAACGCCTTGGAGCAGGTAAGCGTGTATGAGGAAAACGCCAAGGGGATAAAGAGTGCGGATTCCAAGGAAGTAAAGCGCGATGCTGACTACAAGACATTCGGAGCCGAATATGCGCTCAAAGAGATGAACAAGGCGACATACGAAAAGGCTACGGAATATGTTTCGCGCGGTGTCACATATGACCAGTACTATAGCGCTTATTTGGCTGCCCGCGGCATTACCGGCGACAAGGACGAGAATGGAAAGACGATCACCAACTCTGCCAGCCGCAAGAAGAAAGAAGCCATTGACAAAGCTGTACCCAACGCAACCACAAAGCAGAAACACCTTTTGTACGAGGCGCTTGATGTCTCCGACAGGGTATGGTAAAAGAACGCCCCCTCCGTAACTGGAGGGGGTATTTTACTATATTTTCCTGTGCTTTTTCTGTGCCCTTGAAACGCAAAAAAGCGCAAAAAAGATGCAACAAGCGCAAATCGCAAAAAGCCTGAAAACCCGCATGAACAAAGTAAAAACCCGCATTTCTGCGGGTTTTTCTTTGGCGGAGATGGAGGGATTTGAACCCTATCCGCGCTTTC